TTTCCAATTGGAAAGATATGATGTTGTTTTTACATCCGATATTTTAGCAATCAGTTGCCAGCAACATCCTATCGAAAAATGGAAGGAATTTACGGATAAAGAAATATCTGAGATGGATGAAGACGTATTGTCATGGTGGAAAAAATGGAAAGATTTTATATTTCAGGCTATTGAATTGAGCAAGGGGGAATGATGGACATTAAACAACGCCTGCAACATCCGTGGACAATCCATTTTCCGACATTGCAAATGGACACGCCAGAAGGCCGGAACGTCATTTTTGAAATAACTAAGTTGCAGGCCGACGCGCTCAAAGAAATTGAGCGGCTGGAAGCGGTAAACCGTGACTTGTTTGAAACATCAAGCAAAGCCATCCAGAATATTGAAAAAAAACATCAATGGATACCTGTTGATGAACGGTTGCCTGAAAAAAGCGGATGTTATTTGGTTATTGTTAATGACGGCCTAAACAATCCAGTTTGTGAAATTATCTCGTATAGAAACAGTTTATGGAATATTTTTGATCATGAAAAAGTAACCCACTGGATGCCATTGCCGGAGTTGCCAGAATGACAGATTTTAAATATTTGGGTAATTTTTCAGCTATTGAACCCGTATATACTCGACTAATGTATTGTTATGACTGCAAAGTAAGCTGGCATGGATGTTGGGACAATTTCACATGCCCACAATGTAATAAAGGTGATCTGCCAACCTCTGAAATCGATGGAAATATTTTTAATTTGAATATTTTAAAAACTAAAGCTAGAGATGCTTAGATGTCATTAACCGTTAAATGCACTAAGTCAAAAGAGTTTAAAGACGGAACGGTTTTTATAAAAGGACAATTTTATGAATCATTGCCAGTTTGGAAAGAATCACCACATACAGGAACGGAAGCTTTTGTGGCGTGGGAAGTGTTTCACGGAAACAATAAGCCAGCAAAAAGATTAATTTTATCATTATTTAGGTTGCATTTTAGCTAGCAGGAGTTGCCCCATGATTGAATTAAATATAGAATAATTTGAATTAATAAAGGAGTGGTATTGTTGCATAAAAGACACTACTAAAGACTATATTGAAAAAAAAGATGAATTACTTTACCAAAAAATAAAGGCACTTTTAATGGAAAATCCAGAAAAACCAGAACCCCTACCACTAGCCCGTGACATGACATTGCGCGACCATTTTGCTGGGTTGGCTATGCAGTCGTATATGCATAGTTATGAAAGTACAAAAACTAACATTTGTTTAGCATATTGGTCATATAAAATGGCAGATGCCATGCTGGATGAGCGTAATGGCAAGAAGCCTTAAAGAACAGAAACAAGCCAAACTTGATCAAGGCTTCCACATCCTAGAGCCGCCAAGGAACTGCCAAAACTGCAAGCACCTTGGCCTTGAGCATCGCATCGAATACCGCTGCAAACTGGGCGGTTTTCTTATCCGCCACCCGTGCGAATGCAGCTGCAAGGACTACATGCCATGCTATCAGAAAAGTGCAAAAACCACAGGTGAATAATGGATAACCTAATTAAGAAATGGCTTCGGTCAAAAAAGAAAGCTGAAATTGCTGTAAAGCACGAGGAAACAAGGGGATTTTTGGCAAAAGAATATGCAAAATTTCCTGATAAAGTCAGGCCTTCAAGAATGGAAGACTTTAAGCCGGATAATATTGTTTGGTATTGCAACTCAAGCATTGACTCAAATTTTTTTGACATTTATTGGTTAATGATATTAGACATTAGAGATAACGGAACATTTTATGATTCATGCGGATGTAAATATCATTATGACATTTATATTGATAAATTCTTTGTTGAGGACAAATAAAAGATTATATGGAAAATTATTAGTTTTGGTAAAATCCCTAGCCGCCTATAAGTTTTGCCGACCCACAGCTAGGGATTTTCTATGAAGCCAACACCGAACGGCTTGGCAATTTGAAACGCCATTATATCATCCCTTAGCCATAATCCCCGCCAGCTCAACCGCTCTATTGCCCACTTGGTCGGCCCATTTGCTGGCTAGCATGGATGCAGCCGCCTGTGTCCATTCTTGCCGTGTCAAGTGGCGGATAGTGTCAGTAAATTTCATAAACCCGTCTATGCCAAGGTTGTATGCCATATCAATGATTGCCGCTTTACGGTTGTCCGAAAGCGCTGTAAAACAACCAAGCAGGACATTAAGCTCATGGATGGTCTTGTCTATCATTTCCTGCAACAAAACCCCGGCCTCCGTTTCCGTTATGCCTGACTTGTAGTAATGTGCCAGTTCAGAAGGTTCAAGCTGCAAAGGGTTAGCGTCCAAGTTGTATCCATAGCCGATAGTCCTATGCCCCGCCGTGCAGCGGTACAGGGTTGGCCTAAAGCCTTCATGTTTTTGTAACAATGCGTATGCGTTCATTTATCGTCCTAAAAATTTATTGCTTGCTTGCATGTGTTTTTTTGCCGATCAAATGATAAAAGGGCATTGCTTTTCTGAGTTGGTACAGCAAAATCATGATAAACGGCAAGCGGGTCAGTTGTGCTGCCTTGCAGTTCAAAGAACATAAACAAATCATTTCCACAATCAAATGCGTCAGCCAAATAATTTTGCACCAAGTTACCCATGCGCTGGTCATTATTTGCCAGTTCTGGTATGGCTTGGTTTGTTAGTGCGCTAACATCCGGGCCGCCTTCGTAACTTATATTCTTAAGATGGGCATAGTTGGCAAGGCTTTGGTAAGTTATTCCGGTATATAGTGGGTAGACCCCGCTATAAGCCGGTGTACCTGAAAAACCAGGCACCACGTTGTTTGCCCCTCCCAGTATTGACGTAAAAAAACTGTTCACATCTGTGTGGCTTGAGGTTATGCCAAAATAAGGGGCGCTGGCTATGGCGTAAAGGTAATTTTTCGGTGCGCCAAATACCTTATACAGGTACTCTAAACTATCTTCAGCATAGAACGGTGACTGGTATCTATTGGCATAGACAGGTCTGATGGTGGTGTTGATGGCGGATGGACCATAAACACCTGCAAACAGTTGGCTAATGCGTAAAGTCTGGTGCGCTATACGGCGCATAGCCCAATACATCGGGTCATTGATACTGTCGTAGTTTAAAGTCTTATCAGCACCAGAATTTACTTCAGAGCTGGCCGAACTGTAGTTTGCGGCTGCCTGGGTAAAACGAGTGTTCCAAAGCTCATTACTATATTCAACATAAACATGAATATTTGAATTAAGATTATTCTTCAATAAAGTAGCCAACTGGGTCACATAGTTACTGCTGGTTGGGTCGGTCAAGTCCACGCCTTCAGGGATATTGATCCAAATGTCTTTATTGGTCTGGTTAGCCAGTTGGATAATATATTCCCAAGATACACCCGACAAAATAGCCTTGCTGCCTACCCCGTTTACTGTGTTGAGTTTTTGTGACGGCATGTATTGTGGGGTTCTTTCCGACCAACTACTAACAACACTGCCATTAGTGTCCAGCATGGCCATAAAACGGATAGTGCTGAAAGACTGTAGTGCAGTTAAAAACTGGGTAGTAAACACTTGTGTAGTGCCAAGTGCATAGCCAGGACGCAACAATTGGATATTAGTTAAACCAGTGTTTGTAGCACTTGTTGCAGTCCGTTTTGTGCCGGTAAATTCAACATCAATCTGCACACACGTGGTATCGACATTAAGTTGAGCCGTTGTCGTGTTTGTTATCGAATTATAAATTTTGTTGGTGAACTTATTGCACCCTTGTGAACCTAATGTCGCTTGCCCATTAAAGCTTAGCGTGTACGTTCCAAAAAAGCTGGGGTTGGTTTGGCTAAGCGGACGGTTTAACGGGTCTGTACCAAAGCTGGCAAAGAACACACCGAAATCCTGCATGGGCCAGCCTTTGCTATCCACTGGCGCAGGGTTGGTCAGCGGGTTTGCCGGGTTTGTTAAATTGGCGAAACCACGGGCTTGCTTCATTGTATCCACAAACGTGTAGTCGCAACACCAATCACACGCACCCTGAATATTTATGCCTAATTTTGTTTCTGCAAAAGAAACATTAAAAAATAAACATACAATTAAAGTTGCTATTGTTCTCATTTTGTTAATCCTGTTGTGTCAACGCCCTTGGCCTTATCATAACTACGCGCCAACCCTAACCCCAACATGCCGCCAATCAGTGTTTGCAGCAAGCTGGTGTCCACTAAAGGGAACGGGGCGGGTATGCCAAAAGAAACCAATATACCGTTCAGGATAGGCGCCAAAAGCACTTGGTAGCCAATCCCCAATCCTGACACCCAACCGATAAACGGCCTCCATCCGGCCACAAACCAGTGCGGGTTAGCCGCTTCAGTGTTGTCAACGTCAATTTGCCTTAAAGTAACGGCATACTCGTTCTGCATTTCAGTCAAGGCCAGCGTCATTTTGGCTTTCATTTCTTCATCCGCGTCCGGTGCAACCTTGTCCAAAATCTTAGTAACAAGGTTTGCGCCAGCGGCGATTGCATCATCTATTCCAAACATAATAATCTCCAAAATTGTTTAAGAAACTTGTTTAATTGTCATATAACTTGAGCTTTTTCCATAGCCCGATATTGTATTTGTATTACCATTTTTTAAAATATTTAGAGCCGCTCCAGTATTTTGATAAACATACAGCTCATATAAATTCTGCCCTGAGTTAAACAGATTATTTAAAAGCGTTTGAACCGTCGTTTTTGTTGCAGACAACGTGTTTACTGGCCCATCGGCTATAGAGCTTCCCGTGTTGCCATTCAAAATAAATAAAATTTCAGTTTGGTTTAATGGCGCTCCCGCACTTGAAACATCCCACATGATGCTTGCACCAATTTGGAATTGATGCAATGTCGAATTAGGTATTCTTAATGCCGTTGGCTGATAGACAACTGCAAAATAACCCGTTGTTGTCAATTCTGTTAAAATTGATGGTCTAATAGACATCACAAAAACATTTGACGAACCGCCATTTGCGGTTGTTACTGAATAATATGTCCCTTTAAATTGCGGCGGTGAACTATTATCATAAATGTCAAAATATACAGTTCCTAATTTAAAATTTGAATTATAAGGCGTGTCTATATAAGAGCCATATAAAGGATATAATAAATCAGTTGTAAATGTGGCGGATGTTGTAGAGCTGGCAGGTATTGTTGCGTAGCCAGCGGCAATGCAACAAATGGTGGATACTACTGAAGCCGGCCATGTTCCATTTGCTGGGTTTGACGCGCTGAAATTGGTATTTGAAACTGTAAATGTTGTCGGGCTAGTTACCGTGGCGGAACTTGCGGGAATCGCCACAGGATAAAAATAATTAGCATTGGTATAACCGCTGTCTGTAATTCCGTATATTTTTACATACTGACCCGTGACTAAACCATGATAATCAGTGGTGGTAAAAGTTATTGTTGATGCAGTTGATTTAACACTTTTGATTGAAATAAAATCAGTAAATTTTGATATATACGTTCCAGACGTGCCATCAGTGCTGCCATCCCATGCAACCGCCGTCGCCGTACCACTAGGGATTGATTGTGTTGTTTCCGATAGCGTTAAAGTGCAAGCCTGCACTAAGCCGCCAGAGGGGTTATAGTTGTTTGAGCCAACCGTCGTGTAATCAGCGATAACCCGGGATTGAAGCCCATTGTTTGAAATTTGTCCTGATTTCCTAGGCCCAAGCAAAAAATCACCTATGGTATTGCCATAAGCAATTGGGCCAAACTGGACAAAATAATTTATCAGAACACAATCAAGCCCGTTTACCCTATTATTTTGCGCACCGTTCGCCGCCCGTGAAACAGCATCAGTCGACGCGATATAATTAAGCACGGTCTCATAATGGCTACCAAACTCTATCCCAATATCCACATAACTATCATCCTGAGAAACGCATTTCACATTAGTAAACGTGCTGCTGCCACAAGACCCCAAATAAATTCCGCTTGTGCCTTGTGCGGTCAATTTGAATTTGTTTGATATTGTCCTGTCAACATAACAATAATTTCCGGTTGTTATTACAAGATTATCATTCCTTGACGCGCCATTTATGTTGGTTAATTGGTGGCCTGGCTGCGTTACAGGATAATCAATAACCACGCAAGAATTTGTCAGGGATGAATTTATATTGTTTATGGTCAACGCTTCAGACCAATCGGCAAACTGAGAGCCTACACGCTGCAAATCCCAGTTATACGGGATATAAATATCCCCAATTATTTTATAATCGGTTTTTGGGTCACCAAAAGCAGAAGACAAGTTATTAGAATGGTCATTGCACACATAATAGGTGTTTCCGTCGCCCACCGCTAAAGTTGTCAACAAATTGCTGCCGGGGGCTTGGGGCAATGTAACCCCATATTTGGCGTTATAGTTAGTGTAAACAAAACCGCCCGTATTGTAATACCACCCGGCTGGTTGCCCGGCAATCGCACCGGCCGGCAAATAAATCCAAGGACACGCGCCGCCTTGGTTTATTGTTGTGACATTTCCCGCACCAGAAACCCCATTGGTGTAATTGGTGGACGAATTTGGCGGCGTTATAGTCAATACCCCCGCCGCCGACACACTAACATGCATGATGTTAGCGTCTGCAAGCCCCGCCGCCAATTGATAGGTAAGTGTATATGCATCAACCACCGTTATTGTGGTTGACTGGGTATTCATCCATGCCGCACCCATTCCGGCGATAACAGCATTTGCATAACTGCCGCCAACCGTTGTATTTAGATAGTGACCATTGCTTGAATATTTGACCGTCACTAACCCGGTCGAGTTGTTGTATTCAATAGCAACAATACGGCTAAATTCCGTAGAGCCACAATAAACTCCAGTGTCACATTGGTTAGTTACAACATCATCAACTGAAATTACAGTGCATTGGTTGTCAACATACACCGCATAGGTCGATGAAAATTGCTGGGTCATATAGTTTGGGTTTCCCAAACCATTGCCGTTAATATGTTTAATCCGCCCTATCGGCACATTTTTAACATGCAACAGCTCAATAAAATAACAATAAGCCTGGTCGCGTCTGTAACTTTCGTTAAGAATGTCATTATCGACCGCAAAATTGATATTTTCGACAAACAACGTAGTGTTAGCCCCAGAACCATGCCCTGCACTCACCATTGTTGACACTAAAGGTGCATTAACGCCAGTTCCAGCAAGCAAAAACATCGCATTAAATATTGTCGAAGCGGTATAGGAAACGTTAGAACCATGCACACCAACAAGCGTTCCCGTTGGAATTGTCGGCTCAAATGTGCTGTCACCCGTGGAATTGTCCGCCACAAAACAAAGGTTGCTTCCACTAGAAGATTTTAAAACCGTTCCCGTGGTTGTTGAAGTCATTTGGCAATAATAAAGACCAGCTACGCCACCCGCCACAGCCCCCGATGGCAGTTTTAACCAGCAATTGGCATAAACGCCCGGTAACGGCGTGTTCAGCGTTATAGTGCCATTGGTCGCAACCGTGCCATTTGGCGCAAGGAAAGCCGCCACGCCGCCCGTATTCTGGTAAACAAATTTATAGCGGTCAGGAATGTAATAGATTGTGTCACCAACCGACAACGAACTGAACGCTGGCAGTATGTAACCAATAAACTGATATGGGCCAGTGACACCATTGGTTACGCTGGTTTTGAACAACGGCAGCGACGCGCCCCAAATGCTCGCCTTGGCGATTGCCACGTCAGCCGCATAGGCTGTTATGTACGATGCATAGGCCGAACTGCCCGAAGATTGTGAAAACGCATTTGTGAACGGCAGTACCAAAATGTTTTGATAAAACAAATAACCATTAGTTAACACACTGGTTATATTGTTCAATTTGCCAAAAATCGGCAAATC